TTGAGTTCGTCGCGAGAGGCTTCGTCGAGGTGTACGAGGATCATACATAATGATACGGACGAACACCCCTGAAGACAAACCCCGGCCAGGTGCTTAGCCATCACCATCTTCTCCGTCGGCGTGCTAATCGGACATTGGCTTTTGCCCGTCTACGCCCGATGACCCCCACCCTCCCCGCTCCAAAGCGAGAACTGTCAGATCGCCATGCCCGCAGTTGAGACCTCAACCAAATTCGAAGTCATAAGGGATACCCGTGAACGCGAAGGCCAGGGGTGGACTTTTCGCAAGTCGACCAAGTGCCTGGGGACGATCACCCGTACGCTTAAAACGGGAGATTACTCCATCACCGGCCTCGAGGACGTCGTGACGGCAGAGCGTAAGGGTTCGGTCTCCGAGTTTGCCGGGAACTTGGGCAAGTCCGACCTCCCGCGTTTCGAGAGGGAGTTGACCCGGATGGCGACCTTCAAGAGGGCCTTCGTCGTTCTCGAGTTCACCCTAGACGACCTGATGAAGTGGCCCGCGTCTTCGGGGTTGGGATACGCTGCCCGACGCCGGATCAAGACAACGGGAGCTTACCTACTCAAGTTATTGCTCCAGGTCCAGGCTCGTCACCCCCACGTTCACTTCGTCTTCGCTGGCAAGCACGGCCAAGCAGTCACGTTGGCACTACTCAAACAGGCATGGGCCGACTTAGGCCAGGCCGCTACTTAGACGCGAGATCCGACGCCTTGGGGCTTCCGCTCAGATAATGGACATAGCAAAGGGTGAAGATGATCGCGATCGTTGCGAGCTGGACAGTCAAAATCACCCCCTGAGAGAACATCACGGCTTGTATCACGAACATGAACAGCCCCACACCGTTGGCGAAGAGGGTCTTATCATCGATGGGCGGGGTCGAACGGAGCCACAGATAGTAGACAGCGATGATGACCGAGTCGACGGCTATTAGGGCGAGGACAAGCTTCGTCGAGAAATCCATCGAAGGCCCTTTCTCGTGGATATAGCTTAGGGTCTGTCAGGCCGGGCTTCTTATCGATCATCACATTCTAGTCGACGATGACCATCCAGGACAGACACCCAGACAGACTCACCCACCTCACCTACCCCACCACCTACATGCACTCGCTCTGCACCTGTCCGGCCCCGCCCCAACCCCTAAGGCCCCTCAAATTATTCATGCATGCACTTTCGCTGACCGCGACTGCCAACCTTCGCACGCTTTTCCAAGAGGTCGTCACCCCAAATTGGGTTATCTATCTATATAAATCCGCCGTCTTCGGGCGGGAAACCCCATCCAGACCCTCGCCCAAGACCCCCAATGGAATCGGAACTCATCAAGGCCATCCCCAACGGGGGGCCGCTCGTCATCTTCGTCGTCGTCGTCGTCATCCTGACGCGTCAGAACCAGGTCGCCATCACCGCGTTCCAGGAACAGATCAAGTCGTTCCAGGAACAAATCAAGGGCCTGACGGACAACGTCCTGGCGATCGCCAAGGACTCGGCGAGTGCGATCAGCAACCTCACGACGGCGGTCAAGGCCCTAGAGTTCACCGTCGACCAAATCAAGCGGTAGCACCGCTTTGGAGCAGGGAGTGGGAGACCGCATACCAGTACGACGAGACGGGCCCCCGGCGAATGTCCCTCGCTACCAACCCCCGCGGCCCCGGCCGGAAACCTCCGCCGAACGCAAGGAACGGCACAAGTTCTACGGCCGGGCTCAGTGGCACAAGCGAACGAGACCGGCCAAGCTCGCCCGGAATCCTCTCTGTGAGCGGTGCCTCGTCGACAACACCCTCGTGTCCGCGACAGACGTGCATCACCGGATCGACATCAAGGACGCCCCCGAACTTGCTCATGACCTCGACAACCTAGAGAGCCTCTGCCACGAGTGCCATAGTCAGATCACGTTTTCCCGAATTCGCAACCAGCAGAAAGAACCCAATGGCCAAGTCTGAACCCATCTCCATCGAAATCAAATTCGACGTCTCCGAGATCGACGGCATGATCATGGGGCGGACCATCAACGAAGCCTTTTCGGCTTGCGATTCGTTGATCAACAGTCATGTCTGCGACCATGCCCGCGTCGAACGCGTCGGGGATCAACTCACCATCCTGGTCTTGGATGGCGACGTCTGCGAAGAGCGATTCGTCGTCCGACCCGGTATGACCGAAGCCGAGATCGTGCGTTGTATCAGCACGCGTCTTTGCGAAAAAATCGGAGTCTGAGATGCCTCGCGGAAGAAAGCCCTCAACCCGTAGCACCGCCCCGGCTCCCTTCGAGGGGGTCACGTCCGGCCGACCCGACATGCCCGAGACCATCGCGAGCGACCCCATCGCGGCGTCCGAGTGGTCACGCTTGGTCGACATGCTCGAGGACCGTCGCACCCTCAGCCCGGCCGACGCGGGAGTCTTGGCGGCCTATTGCAGTGCGTGGTCGACGCTCGTGCGATGTCGCGAGGAGCTGGCCAAGGGCGGCCTCACGACGACGAACGTGAAGACCGGGGCCATCAAAGCCCATGCCCTCTGTGGGGTCCTCTCGGGTGCCGAACGCTCGTTGGTGTCGTTCGCGTCCGAGTTGGGTTTGTCGCCCACGTCGAGGTCTCGCACAAGTCAGGTCCCGGCCCCCGACGAGGTCGATCCGCTCGACGAGTTTTTGGCGAACGGTTGATGACCCCACTCCCTGCTCCAAACGCGAACGCCGACGTCAACGAGTTCGACCCGGTGATCACCGCGAGCGATCGGGAAGCCCTCCGACGAGGCTACGTCTTCGACCCGGTCAAGGCTGATCGCCCGGTCCGGTTCATCGAGCAGTTTTGCCGACAGAGCATCGGCGAGTTCGCCGGCCAGCCCCTCATCCTACTCCCGTGGCAGCGACACGCTATCTGGCGTGCCTTCGGATGGGTCGACGCCGACGGATTTCGACGTCATCGAGACCTGTTCATCGAGGTACCTAAGAAGTCTGGGAAGGGGGAGCTGGCGTCCGCACTTTGCTTATATATGCTGGTCGCCGATGGTGAGTCGGTGCCCAAGATCGTGTTGGCGGCGGTCGACAAGAAACAGGCCGGCAACACCTTCGAGGAAGCCGTCCGCATGGTGCGACAGTCCCCGGCCCTGGCCAAGCGTGTGGTCGTCAGCGAGTTCTATAAGACGATCAAGTGCCCCGCTAACGACGGCGTGATCGAGGTCCACAGCAGCGAGGTCGACAGCAAGGACGGCGGCAACTATGCGGCGGTTTTCACCGACGAATTGCATCGCTGGACTGGGTCGAAACGCAAGGCTTGGAATGTGTACAGCGGCAGCGGTGCGGCACGCCGTCAACCTTTACGCATCGTCACATCGACCGCCGGGACCGACCGCAACAGCGTGATGTACGAGCAACATACGCGGGCCCTCAAGATCGAGTCGGGCGAGATCGTCGACACGACCTTCTGCGGCACCGTCTTCGGCCCCCGGCCCGGCGAAGTCTTCGACCCCACCTCGGAAGAGACGTGGCTCCGGTTCAATCCCAGCCTCGGCAAGACGAGGACGCTGTCGGGATTTCGTGCCGACTTCGAAAGCAATCGGCATTCCCCCGAGTCGTTCGCGTATTGGCGTCAAACCAGGCTCAACGAATGGCACCAGGAAGCGGCCCGTTACATCGACCGGGAGGCGTGGGCGGCATGCCCGAAGCCCCGGAGCGAGGCCGAAATCTTCGAGTCCGGGGACGCCTGGTATGCGGGGCTGGACCTGTCGAGTACGCGAGACCTGACGGCGTTCGTCCGCGTGGCGGGCAACACCAGAGACGGCCTTGATGTGTATTGCCGTTGTTGGCTTCCCGAGGACGAGGCCAAGCGTCGCCAGCAAGAGCAGGGCATCCCCTATGAGACGTGGGCCGAGCAGGGCTACATCACGCTGACGCCCGGCTCGCGGATCGACTACGAGGCCGTGCAAGCGGCGATCGAGGCGGACTTCGGCGTCACCAATTTTCGCGTGCTCAATGGAGATTGGTACAACGCCAACAACGTCGGCCGCTCGCTCCTCAACAAGGGCATCCCATTCCAGGTCATTCGCCAGGGTTTCCTCAGTCAGAACGCCCCCACCAAAGAGCTGGAAAGACTCGTCGCCACGGGCAAGATCCGGCACGACAATCCGGTGTTGACCTGGTGCATTTCCAATGCTGTTGCAGAACGCGACAAGGCCGACAACGTCATGCTCAGTAAGAGTCGCTCGCACGAGAAGATCGACCTGGCCCAAGCCCTCGTGAACGCAATCGCAGGTGCCATGGACGCCCAAGTCGAGCCCCCCAAGCCCGTATTCGACGAGAACCCAAAAGTAATCTGGCTCAAGTTATGAACGTGTGAAGTTCTGAGGTGTATTAGATAGAGATGCCAATCAACCTGTTAGCCAACCTCGCATCGTACCTGCCGGCCTTCCGGTCAACGCCCACCCTCCCCGCTCCAAAGCGAGGGTCGCCGTGGGGTTTCGGCCTTGGTTTTCTCGGCGGGCGGTTCGGCTACCAGTCGACGTCGAACGTCGGCGTCAATGTCAACGAACGGTCGGCGTTAGCCCTTCCGGCATTTTTCTCGGGGGTGAACGTCATCGCGTCTTCGTTGGCGTCGCTCCCTCTCGAACTCGTCCAGATCATGGCAGACGGAACGATCCGCAAGGCCGTGGAACATCGTTGCTATCCGATCTTCCAAAGGAGCCCTGACGACCGGACGACGTCGATGCGGTGGCGTTCGGCGATCACGGCTCATGCCATAATCTACGGCGGCGGCTTCGCACAGATCGTGCCCGGGTCGCGGACCTATCTCTACTTGCTCGACCCTGCCACCACGTCCGTCCAGTGCGTGACCGATGGGTCGATCTACTACCAGACGGCGAACGGCCCCCTCGATAAGTCCGAGTGCGTGCATTACAGCGGGCTTTCCCACGACTCAATTACAGGCCATCCCATCGTCCGCATGGCGAGGACGGCGATCGGTCTAGGGCTCGCTGCACAGGATTTCGGCGGAGCCTACCTGGCCAACGGGACCGGAGCGGCCGGCTGGTTCCAACCGCCCATCGACATGAAGGCCGAGGCCAAGCAGGAGTTCCTGGAGTCGGTAGACGAACGGCACAAAGGCCCTGAGCAAGCGGGCCGTATGGGTTTGCTCCCCGTCGGCTGGAATTTCCTGGAGTCGAAGGGCGGGGCGAACCCGGAATCCGCCCAACTCCTGGAGCTTCGCCAGTTCTCCGTGCTGGACGTCGCCAGGCTATTGAACGTCCCGCCCCATAAGCTCGCGGACAAGAGCGGCGAAAGTTACGCATCAATAGAAGCAAGTAATCTGGATTTCACTCAGAGCTGTCTCGTCCCGTGGGCTGAAGCCTTCGAGCAATCATTAGATCTACGCTTGTTGACGGATGAGGAAGCCGCTGCGGGTTATACCTTCAGGCATTCGTTCGACGCGTTGCTCCGCGGCGATACGGCGGCGAGGACGGCCAGGAATGCGGCTATGTACGATCGTGGATGCTTACAGCCGGACGAATGGCGTATTTCGGAGGGTTTCTCCCCCTTGAACACGCCTGGATCGCGGTCGACCTATACACCTCTCAACATGGCCCCGAGCGACGGCAACGACCAGCAGGACACCGCCGATGCCAAGTAACGTTGAACGCAGGGTGGCCTCGGAAGCCCAATTGCAGACGCGGGCCGAGGGTGAATCGCCGGTCCTCCTCCGGGGGTACGCTGCGGTCTTTAATTCGCCGACGGTACTGTACAGTTCGCCGACGATGGTCGTGCGAGAAACCATCATGCCCGGTGCCTTTCGCAATGCATTGGCTGAACAGATGGACGTCCGGGCCCTGATCGACCACGACTCCAGTTTGATCATAGGTCGTACACGAGCAGGCACCCTCAAGCTCACCGAGGACGCCCACGGACTTCTGTGCGAGATCAGTCCGCCAGACACCCAGGTTGCACGCGATCTGGTCGAGAATGTGCGGGTCGGGAACGTCTCCCAGATGTCGTTCGCGTTTATCCCGCGAAGCGGCGGCGAGACGGTGACCACCACGACCGTCGACGGTGTAGTTTGTCAAGACATCGTAATCACGGATGTCGAACTCTTCGACGTCAGCGTGGTGACCTATCCCGCCTACCAAGACACTTCAATCAGCCTCCGTGCCCAGCAGCTAGCCGACCAAGCCCGGCATCATTGGCTTGGGACCAGGCGGTCGAGACTTCGGTTGCTCGAGATCGCCGCCAGTGAGTTCTCCCGCCTAGTCACCACTTCCCACCAGGACCTTCGATGAATCCGACCGAGATCCGCGAGCGAGCCAACCAGGCCCTCGCCAACGCCCGTGAGATGCAGACCCGTTTCGAGTCGGCCGAGTCGGTTTCCGCCGACGAACGGGCCCAGCTCGACGCCGCCCTGACCGAGGCCGAGAACCTCTTCAACCAGGCCGGCGAGGCCGAGGCTCGTGCCAACAGGTTTCGCGACCTCTCGACGCGTGCCAAGGGCCCGGCCTACGCCCCGATCGCCCAGATGCTCCCCCACCAGGACCGCAACAACCTCCGCGGGCACGTGGGCGGCGAGCATCAGTACAGCCTCGTCCGGGCCATCAACGGCCAGATCAACGCCATCGAGGGCCGCGGCGGGCTGGACGGCCTGGAATTCGAGGTGCATCAGGAGCTGCTCCAGCGTCGCGGCAAGTCCTCGGGCGGTCTGCTCGTCCCGATGGACGCCCCGATCCGCTACCGAGGCGACCTCACCACGGCGGCCGGCACCGGTGCGGTCGGGACCTACACACTGCCGACCATGATCGACCTGCTGCGTAGCCGGATGGTCCTGGCCCAGCTCGGGTGTCAGTTCATCACCGACCAGCGACAGCAGTTCAATCTTCCCAGGACGACGACCGGCCCCACGGCCTCGGTGGTCTCGACTGAAGGGACGGGCGTCACCAGCACGGCCCCGGCGATCGACGCTCTGAGCTTCACCTATCACAGCATCGAAGCCCGAACGAAGATGACCCGTCAGTTCATCAACGGGGCCAGCATTTCGAGCGAGCAGTACATCGCCAACCAGCTCACCCAGGCCGTCGCCCACAAGCTCCAGTACGACTCGCTCAATGGTGCAGGTTCGGGAGGGGCTCCCAAGGGATTGCTGAAGTACACCAACGGCGTCGAGGGCATCAACGTCAAGGCGTTGGGGGCCACGGGTGCCAACATCACGTGGAACGACATCCTGGCCATCACCGGCCTCGTGGACACGGCCAACGCCTCAGACGTCGCCCGTGCGTGGCTGTTCAACCCGACCACGGTCGCTTATTTGCAGGGCGTCCCCAAGGTCGCCGGCTTCCCCAAGTTCATCCTCGACGACAACAACCTCGTTGCGGGCTACGGCTACGGCTCGACCTCGGACGTCCCCAATAACCTCTCGAAGTCGACGTCTGGCAATATCCTCTCGGCCCTGGCGTTCGGGTCGTTCGACGACATGATCATCGGACTTTTTACAGGCATCGACCTCATGGTCGACCCCTTCAGTGCACAGCCCCACGTCAACGTGCTGGCCGTGGTCGACTACGATATGCACGTCGCCCATCCCGCCGCGTGGGCTCTTTGCACGGATCTCGACACGGTGCCGAGCGAAGACTAAGGCCACGAGGCCGGGGGTGGGGCGACCTGCCTCCGGCCGTCCTCTTGAAGAGAAAATCGTGCAAACGTTCAAGATCGTTGATCAGATCGTGGTCGGGAATCGAGTCTTCGGCGTGGGCGAGGTGGTCGAACTCTCGGACGAAATGGCTCGTCACGTCGTCGATAGGCGTGCGGCCGTCGAATACGTCCCGCCCGTCCCGCCCGTCGAGGTCCGAGAAGCTGTCAGCGTCGAACCCGCCCAAGCTCGCAGGGCAACCCGCAAGGGGAACTGATGTCAGTCCGGTATCGCGTCGTCACTCCGCCTGAAACCCAACCCGTCACGCTCGCGGAAGCCCGTCAGCATACGCGTGTGTTCGTCGAGTCCGAGGCCGAAGACGCCTACCTGATGGGCCTCGTCCAGTCAGCACAAGAACTCACCCAGTCCGTCACCTGCCGATCGTGGATCACCCAGACGTACGAGGCCCGCTTCGACTCGTGGCCTGTGAACGGCAAGCCCCTCACACTCTGGTATCCGCCTCTCCAGACCGTGGACTCCATCACGTACGGCCCCGACGCCGCCGTCTGGGATCCGTCCGATTACGTGGTGATCGCTGGCACTCCCGGTGAAGTCCGTCCCGCAGCGGGCAAGTCGTGGCCCAGCCAAGGCCCGGTCGTGGTCGAGTTCGTGGCGGGTTACGGCGACGACGCAACGGACGTCCCGCAGTCGGCCAAGCTCGCGATGCTGATGTTGGTCTGCCAGTGGTATGAGCAGCGTCAGCCCCTGGTAACCGGCACGATCGTGGCCAAGCTTCCCTTCGCGGTCGATGCTCTGCTCTCGGCTCTGAAGCCGGGGTTCTACCCATGATTGATCCAGGCCAACTCCGCACGCCCCTCACCTTACAAACGCTGACGACCTCCAAGGATTCCTTGGGCCAGCCCATCGAGACGTGGTCGGACATCACCACCGTGTGGGCGAAGGTCTCACCCTTGAACGCCCGCGAAACCTTCTGGGCTAGCCAGACCCAGGCCAGCACGACTCACACCATCGTTTGCAGATACGACGCCCGAATTACGACGACGTGCAGGTTCGTGATGGACGGCTCCCGTGTTTTGAACGTCGACGGCGTGAAGGACGAAGACAGCCGACGAATCCAACTCACCATCTCCGCGACCGAGCAAGTCCCGAGCGAGTCCTGATCCATGCTTCACAAGTTCACTGCCAGCGTCACGGCCAGCGAATCGGGCTCGAACTCGGGCACGACGATCAGCGGCAGCGTGTCGAAGCCCGGCACCACGGCCATCTCGATCGACACCGTGCTCGGGACCGTGACCGACTCGGCCATCCCCTGTGGGTTCACCGTCGCCAATCTCCAGAGCTG